GCACCCTTTTTGAATCAGATTTGGGATAAACAATACAAGTCAAACTGTCATCACTCGTCACAAATGTCCTCCATTTCCACTTTAGATTGTTCTGTATGAAATCTGATGCAAGTCTAGATAATGCTGCATGTTGAATACTACTGATGATGCCCCCAATCCCTTGTCCTGCCATCCCCTCTACTGGCTCAGCATAAAATGATCCTGCAGGACCATAATCATTGCCTGAATAATATTGAGTCAAGATTTCATTCATCACCTCGGATGTAAAGCCATGCTCATATACACATTGATCTTTGGTACGATGAGCTTGCTTCACTCTAGACAATTGTTTGTTTACTGCATCTACATCAATTTTTCTTATGTCTAAGGATTGCTTAAGAATTTCATGGGGATATGCCACTTTTCTTCTTGATGATTTGAACAAAGCATAGGAAAAGTTATTGTATGTTTCTAAATCCTTAGATATCATCAAGCCTGTAAGAAGCATACTGGAATTCTTCCTATTGGGTCCAAATCTACTCTTATCTTGATTGACATATATAACCTCACTTGTATCCTTAGAGGTTATTTCTTTTTCAAAGTTCATCACATTTTTATAGATAACCTCTTCTTTTGATGAATGGGTTATGAGGTCTTCTGGAATCTGTTCACTGAATTTTGATGCTACTATTTCATTCATCAAGCTCAATACACCAAATTCTATATTAAGAGTGCTTATTTCTCGAGATTTACCAGGTGCATCCTTTTCTGAGAATTGACAGATCATGTCTGATTGCCTCAAATAACTTGAACTTAAAACCTTCCTACTAAGAGTTAACATGTCAAAGTTCTTTGCCTCATTGACATTTTCTGCTATAGTATTCGCATCATTTATATCAGGATTCTCACTTTCAAGTCGTTGCAACATAACACAAACAGCCGTGACCTTCCTCTTAGCAACATTCTCCCCTATTTTATTGAGACTTAAAGATGTAGTAGAACCTTTTATGGTTAACAACTCATTAATTGATTTCCCACTCAAAACTTCTTTAGATGAAACTGTCTGAAAGTCCAATCTTAGTTGAAGCAGGGCCCAAAATTCAAACCAGAAGTTACTAGTTAGAGGGATTACCTTATCATAAAACAACACTCTATTAGTGAACAGACGCAACACCTCTGCATTCTCCTCAAGCAATGAAATGAGATTGCTTATAGACAATTCTTCATGGTTAATCAAATCTTTGTAAACTTCAATGGGCATCCCGATGTAAGCTTCAAAATCATATTCTTTAATGTATGCCAAATCATCGACTTGATCCCACAAAGCTCTAACACAATCTGCTTCGGAAGAAACTCGGTATTGTTTGTCTTTATTGAATGAATTTGGTTTATTATAACTTGCTTTATTCAACACAGGGGAAGATGAAGCTATCAAGAAATCAGGTGCCATCACACAGACTTCCTTATTTTCAGATCTAATTATCTCTATGCCATCATGAATTCTCATTAACAAGGCCACTTTGTAAACGCAAAGCATTTTTGATACCTAATAAACCTCTAGATGACTTTTAC